AAACAATCATGGCCTCACAACTCTTAACGCTATTAAGAAAGAAGAGTATTGGAACATATATTTCCAAAAGCAGTTTGACAAGATAGCTGAGTCACAATCACAAAAGATTGGATGGACGACGTCATCTCGTACTAAGCCGCTTATGATTGACAAATTAGCACAGTTCATACGTGAGAAGTGGATAGGCATCCCATCAGACGCAATAATCTCTGAGATGTTTACATATATCATTGAAGATAATGGCTCAACAAACGCACAGAGTGGATGTTATGATGATACAACTATGGCTATGGCTATTTGGTTGCAGTTAGCACTAGAAGGACTTGGGCAAGACTTCACACCTGAAGTTCCAAGGGACCAAAGCGGTAGGAATTATACACGTAACGATGTGCTTGACCCGCTGTTTGATTCAGATGTAGAGGAAGATGAGATTGCAGAATAGGAGGTGGATGTGGATAATAAAAAAGATACAGAACTTCGGTTAGCCAATTGGGTTGACCAAAAGTTCAAAGAGGCTATGGTTGCAAAAGGTGAACTCGTTAAAGATTGGCAGACTTACATGGATGCTTATAATAATGTTTTCGCAAATAATGTATCTAAGCCTGAGTATAAGAGTGATTCTATCAGTAATTATATATTTAGTACTGTCGAAACAATACGCCCCATTATGTTGGATAACGACCCACAATGGCAAGTGTTAGCGCGTCTACCTGAGTCTCAGGAAAAGACTGACGCTGTTGATTTTATGCTACGTTGTGAGTTTAATAGAGAACATATCAGAAAGAAAATTGGTACTGAGTTGATTAACACTCTCACGATGGGTACTAGTGTATTTTATACAAGATGGAACTCTGATTTAGATAAGTCTGAAGTTGTTCCAATTAGCATCTTTAACTTTTTCCCTGACCCTTTAGCTACGTGCATTGATGATGCTGAGTTACTTATGTATGCTGATTATCTACACGTTAATATGCTCAAAGGAATGTTTCCTGAACACAAGGAGCGCTTATCAGGTAGTTCAATTAATTATGCTGAGTTAGCTAAAAACGATATGAATGAAGTTAAAGTTAACAATCAAGTCCTAGTTGTTGAAGCTTGGGTTTATGATTGGACCAGCATTGATGTTGAAGAAGATTATGATGGTGATAAACTTAAGAAGCCAATTAAAGGTATTCGACAAATTATATGTGCCCCTGAATTGGGTTTGATTTTATCTGATGAGCAAAATCCTTACAATGATAATAAAATGCCATTTGACTTACTTAAATGTTATGATGTTCCAAATAATTTTTGGGGTGATGGTGAGGTAAAGCGCCTTATGTCCCCACAAACTCAAATGAACGAACTTAACAATGCTATTGTTGACAACGCTAAATCTACTGCAAACATGCCATGGATTGTTGATAAGAACGCTGGTATTCCTAAAGGTAAAATTACTAATCGTCCTGGTTTGGTTATTCGTAAAAACCCAGGTTCAGAAGTTAGGCGTGACCAGCCGCCGTCAATGCCAGCATATGTTCAAAACGTTGTTGATAATTTCAAATTAGACATTGAGCAGATTAGTGGTGTGAATGATTCTCTTAAAGGTAATAATGAAAAAGGTGTTTATACTGCTCAAGGTATATTGTCTCTTCAAGAGGCTAGCCAATCAAGAATCCGAATCAAAACCACTGACTTAGAACTTGTACTTGGTGGTATTGGTTTAAAGATATTTAATCGCAACAAACAATTTTGGAATGAAGGTAAGTATGTGTCAATGTTTGGCGAGAATGGTAAGCAAGTATTTAAGCTTATTGACAAAGACGTGTTTGATTATGAATATGATATTCAAGTTAAAGCTGGTTCTACAGCGCCATTAAACAAGTCGGCTATGTTTGACTTAATGATACGTTTAGCACAAACACCAGCAGAAGATGGTCTTCCTATGGTTGATAGAACTGCTGTGCTACAATACATGCCTGGATTTGACGCAAAAACTATTCTTGGTCGTATGACTGGAATTGTTGAAGCGCAAAAGAAAGACCAAATCAATGAACAAGAACATGTTGCAAATCACGATGAGACACAAGCCATCTTAAAACAATTAACTGAACAAATCCAAGCAATGAATACTGAGCTTGCTGAGTTAGGAAATAAAGTTGCTAAAGAAGATGATGAAGGTAAGTTAGAACAGATACGTGAACAATCTTATAACGAAGGTTATGAGGATTCACTTTCTAGTATAGAACCTGAACAAGAATCAGGCCAAGAACAAAGCCCAAATCAAGGATTACCTGATGAAGTTCTACAAATGATTGGAGAGCTTAGTGATGAAGAGTTAATTAGCCTAATGGAACAACGACCCGACCTTAAAGAAATCATCAGTCAAGAGCTTCAATACAGTCAAAACCAAGGAACACCCACTCAAGGTGGACTCCAAGGAGGCATGATTTAATATGAATATTGAAGAGTATAAAGCACTCAAGGAACAGGACACACAGCCAACAGAAGTTAAAGAGGAACCTGTTCAGACAGAAGTTAAAACAGTTGTAGATGAACCAATCGTAGAAAAACCAATTACTGTTGAGATTGATGGTAAAGAAGTTACAATCGATGAATTATCAAAGGGATATCTAAGGCAATCTGACTACACTAAAAAAACTACTGATGTTTCTAATCAAAAGAAAGAGTTAGCCGATGCTAAAGCTCTCTACGATATGGTTCAGTCAAACCCAACACTTAGGAAACAACTCGAATCCGCTGGCGGTAATGAGAGTATTCTTGAGAAGACTAGTGGTGAGCACAGACGTATCGCTACACTTGAATCTGAATTGGCTAACATGAAGCTTGATACTGTCCTATCTGATTTGCAAAATAAGTACCCCGACTTTAATGAGACTAAGGTTATCAATGAAGCTGCTAAGCGTGGTATTACAGATTTGGAATTTATCTATAAAGCTCTCCGAGATGATAATGGTCCATTGGTCGACAAAGATGCACTTAGAGCTGAACTTAAAGCAGAGTTACAAACGGAACTTGGACTTAGCAAGGCAAAAGTACCCCCAACCATTATGAATGGTAAGAAGTCGGGTGGCGCTCCAACAGCTAATGCAGATGCTCCCAACATTACAGCATCAGAGAAGCGTATGGCTAAGTCCTTTGGAATGACAATCGAAGAATACATTCGCAATCGCGACGTGTAAAATAAAGACGAGGTGAACTATGAAAAATTATGATATGTTTGATATCCAGTGGCACGCAACACCTGTTCAGCCAATAGGCGGAGCATTTGATGGTACTGCTAACACTTTCCACTATACAGAAGCAGATAGGGATGGTGAATTAAGATTTGGTCAATTACTTGAGCCAGGTTTGAGAAAGATTTTCTTTGAAACATATATGGAAATCAAAGAACAATACACAGCCATTTACAAGATGAACACATCAAGTAAAGCTACTGAAACAGATTGGGGAATGGGTGCAATGCCTGAGTGGACAGTGAGAGCTGACCAATTCGCAGAAGTTGCATATAAGACATTATCTCCTGGTCTTGAAAGAGTTTACACTCACGATGCGTTCACTCAAGGTTTCATGGTTACTAAGGAAATGATGGACGATGAGCAATACAGAGAGATGAACAAGCTCGCTTCTGCTATGGGTCGTTCAGGTAGACGTAAAGTTGAGACTGATGCTATTAAGATTCTTACACTTGGTTTTGCAACACTGCTTGATGGTGTTACTGCAAATACTGGTGGCGAGATTTATGACACTTCTTTCCTTTTTGCGGCTGACCATCCATTACTTGATTCTGTGGCAACTGGTGACAACCTTATGACTGGTGAGTTGTCTGACGTAACTCTCAAAGCTGCTATCATCAAGATGAGAGAGACTGTCGATGAAGCGGGTGGTTTGATTCAAGCGAAAGCCAACAAGCTCATCATCCCTCCAGCATTAGAAGATACTGCAAGACGTATCCTTCAATCTACACAAATTTCTGGTGGACAATTAAACGATACCAATGCTTATCTTCAATCTAGCGGTATTGATATTGTTGTAATGGATTATTTATCAGCGGCGGCTGGTGGTAGCGATACTGCTTGGTTCGTTCAAGATAGCGCGTTACATGAGCTTAACTTCTTTTGGAGAAAGCGTCCTGAGTTTAAATGGGATGAAGACTTTGATACGTTTGTTGCTAAATATCGTGGTTATATGAGATACAGTTACGGTGCTTCTGATTGGAGAGGTGTAATTGGTTCTCAAGGACTGTAATTCACATTGACTTAAACGTTAATATGTGGTATATATTACATAAGGGGGAGGGGATAATAATCCTCTTCCTTTTTTCTGACTATATGGAGGTATGTGATATGAATAAGTTTCCTGAAACATCTGAACCACTAAATTCACAAGAGAGAATGATATACGCGCAAACGATGCGCCTAGATGCACTTTGCACTATGATGAGTGATTTTATTGAAGCCTACGCTAAGGTTAACAACCTTGGAGTTGAGGAGGTGAAGGTAGTTGAACAAATGCCTAAGAAAAAAGTTGTTGCCAAACCGAAAGAAGGACAGGCAACTAAACCGCGCAAGCCAAGAGCGGTGGTTACTAAAGTCGAAGAAGTTAAAGAATAAGTCAAGGAGGTGATATTGTGACGTTAGATGCATTGTTATCCAAGGTCAGACGTAACGTCAATGACCAAGAAGGTAGTATATTTAAACAAGTTGATATTGAAGATTTTATCAATGAAGCAATAGACAGATTTAGAAGCAATGTATTCTTTGGTGATGAGGAATACTTGTTAACTCAAACAGACGAACCAGTGTTGATTCCTAAACAATATCAGCACTTGTTAGCTTTATATTCTGCGTCTCGCCTATTCGCGCAAGATGAACGCCATTACCAATCAACTACATTTATGAATGAATTTGAAGTTAAGTTTGAAGAACTAGTTACCAAAATTGAATCAGGTGAGTTAATTATACTTGATGCAGAGGGTGCTGAAGTTACTGCTGATTACGAGGAAGACTTCGTTGTTAATGTATACTTCGAATCAAGCACTATAACGGACTTGGATGAGGGGGTGTAGATTATGGCTTATATTCAATCAGCGTCTCCACCACCTACTGCGATTGAGTACTTTGCAATAAGTGACTTTTCAGGTGGTTTGAATAATCGCGATGCGTATATGGAAATTGCGCAAAACGAATCAATCAACTTGTTAAACGTTGACATCTTCCGTGAGAATGGAGTCGTGTGGCAACGTGGTGGTACTTATTATAAAGACGCAATTGATTTGGGTTCCCCAATTACATTACTCGATGTGTTCAAGCGTCCAGTTGGTGATAAGGTCATACGAGCAAGTGATAGTGAGTTATATGCAGACGCTGTACTTGTAAAGGCACTTAGTGGTAGAGCACAGGGTGTTATATTCGGTGATAAGTATGTATTTGCAGATGGCGGTGGGTTGTGGTCTTATGGTTCATTCCCTCAGCTAAGTAATACTTACACATCAATAATTGGTACTCCTACAACCGATGATATCGTAATGGAAATAGCTGGTGAGCAATCAGGTTACACTCCACTCGACAGCACATACGATATTGGTGTTACTGTTTATGATTACACTGCACGTAAGGTTTATTACAATCCATGTGAGAATGAGCTTAATGATTATAGTAAAGGTGCTAACTTTCAAGCATCAACTCCAACGTGTCTTGATACTAAAGAGGGGCGTCTTTACGTAGCTGGAGATACAGACTTACCGTATAGTGTCTTTATAAGTGATATACAAAACCCATACTATTATCCTGTAAGTGTTGGTTTGCAAATATCCCCACGTGGTGATAAGATTACAACTCTTGTAGAGTTTCATGAGGTTATGATTATTGGAACCACTGAAAGGTTTCACGCTGTATATGGTAACACAAATAGAACTGATTTGGACTATGACCTATTCTACATGAAGGACTTAAATGTTCATACTGGTATAGCTAATCCAAACACTGCTGTAAGGGTAAATAACTACCTTTATTACCTAGGTTCTGATGGGGAAGTGTATAGTATGTATACTCCTCAAACTGACACAACTAAGATAATGACAGTTATCTTAACTAGGAAGCTTCGCATATTTGAAGAGCCATTAAATGTTGATACTAGTGTGTTTGCTAATGCGTGTGCTGTATTTCATAGAGATTATTACTGGTTGAGTCTTGGTGATAAGATACTTGTTTATAGTTATACCATGCAAGCTTGGACTGTGTATGACTCCATTAATGCAACCTCATTTGATGTGCAAGGATATATGTTACAAATTGGTAACACATCAGGTCGAGTTGTTACATACGATAGAGATGAATTGAATGATTTAGATTTAGCTATTAGTGCGTATTGGAAGAGTAAGCGTTTTGCTATGGGCTATCCAAGTAGAATAAAGAAATTCAAAAGCATGTATGTTATCGTTCACACGTTCGCTACGTTTGACAGTACAATCAACATTAGCTTTGAAGTTGACTATGAAGATATCGAATCAATAGCAACTGTTAAGAATCAGATATCACGTTGGGGAACTGCTGTATTTGGCGACCGTTTCATCACACGTAATATTAATAAATCACTTCCAATAAACATCAACAGGCGTGGTAGGCTGATAAGTTTTACATTTGCTAATAACATTGTTGATGAGAGTATGCGTGTTTACGAAGTTAATGGTGAATACGAAGTTAGGGGGTTTAGATAATGGCTGGATATAAAAACAGACCCAACCCTTTGGCTGGATTACTTAGAGTTATTGGTCAAGATGGATTACCAATTGCCGTTAGTCAAGGAGTTGGATTGGGCGTCAGGCAACACGACGATGTTATGTTGTCGTATGGCTACAGTAGAACTGCACATTATAACTTTCAATTGGCATCAGGTCAATATGCTCTTATAACGTTGACCATCCCAGCTGGAATTTCGCATCATGCAGAATCTAGGGTTGTTGAGGCTTACAACTCACAAGTTGATGTTGAAATTATTCCTAATTATTTAGGCGCTCTTCCAGCAGAGGTTGCGCCAATGTATGCGTTCAATCAAAAAGGCGCCGCATATGACCCACTTGTCAAATCAATATTCTCATTTAGAGGTACCAATATAGCTACAGTTCCAATCACAAATACAGACCAAGAAGTAATTGACCACTTAATACTTAGGGCTTTAACAGCCCAAGGTTCAAAGTCATCTTCTCAATCTGAAGTATCATCTGTTACTGGCAGATATTATTATGAAGGAACTCACGTTGTATTATTTCACAACACAGGTGCTGGGTTAGCTGACATATCGTATCGCTATAACTGGCACGAATTTTAAGGAGGTGACTAATGGCTAATATAATTGATGAATCAAATATTCCGTATCCTGATTTTCAGAACGGAAGTGTAATTAACGAGGCTGAGTTTGATGAGAATAACGCTGAGTTACAAGAGAAACTAAACCTAACTGTTGCACAAGTCAACTTGAACTCTCAAGCAGTTGAGGATGATGGTACAGCGTTAGCGACTCATAAAACATCAGCAGACCATGATGGGCGTTACTTTACTGAGACAGAGGTTCTTGCTAAGATAGCTGTAGTTCAAGCTGATGTTGATGGGAATGAAGTTGACAGTGATGCGGCTGATGTGGTTTTACAAAACAACATTGATGCAGAAGCTGTAACGCGTGGAAACGCCGATACAGCTCTACAGAACAATATTAATGCTGAAGCAAGCACGCGTGGAAGCGCTGATACAACTCTACAAGCTAACATCGATGTAGAGGTGGCTACACGCTTAGCTAACGATGTTACACTTCAATCTAATATTGATTCGGAAGCGGCTACAAGGTTAGCCAATGACAATGCTCAAAATGTTGCAAATGCAGCTACTGATGCTCAAAATGTCAAACTCACAGGCGCACAAGCAATAGCTGGCGTAAAGACTTTCACATCAAAACCTATTGTTCCACTTGGGGCTATTGGTAGCGAGTCGATTAACGCTCAAGACGTTGATACTAAAGTTGACTCAGCTATGTTGGGTGACTTGACAGTTGGTTATTACGAGAAGCAAAACGTCACAGACTCTATCTTCACAACTGGTAACGCACAGACGGCAGACGTTAGTGGCTTTGCTGATGTTGTGGCTGATGGCTTGACTTTGGTTAATATTATTGAGAATGGTGACTTT